TCTGCTGGTACTCAGCTTTGAATCTTTCCTTGTAGTCAGAACTCTGCATAAGTTCAATGGTGTCTTTTAATTCCATGTTGTTCTCCTCTCTACGCTACAATACTTTTGATTCCGTAAGCAATCGCACAATCATGTTCGATGATGCATCCACGGGCATCGTTCCAGCCCGGAGCAAAATAGGCCACGTCTGCATCTGCCAGAAGCTCCAGTGATTTTCCAAGAAACCACAGTGGTTTTGCACCGACTGGTGCGCTCTGAAAAAAGGAATCAATCACTTCTACCGGTTCTCCTACCAGTTCAGATGCTGCTTCGACTGCTTTGGCACGTTCTGCCTTGATTTCCTCGTCAGTCTTGCCACGCATCGGCTGGCTGATAAATAATTTTTTCATGTCTACCTCCTACTCCTCTGTATGGCATGTATTGGTTAATTTACCGTATACATCTTCGTACAGCTCCTGTTTGTCACCGTTGTAGGTGTACTCCGCATAGATACCATCTCCACTGATTGTGGTAGATGCTAAACACTTGTAATTCTGGAGTGTTTTACAGGACCAAACCACAAATACATTGCTTCGGTCAATCTGCACCTCCGGTCTGTTCTTGTGGTACCATTCAACAAGTTTCTTCTGTGCAATACTCTCAAAGTGCGCCATTCCTGTGATAATCATGTTTTACCTCTTTCTTTCTTAAAAATGCGTATAAAAATACCACTAACCATTTCTGATCAGTGGTATCTATAACTTATTCTTTGCTTCTTCTGACAAGCGCTTGAAAATTTCCTTGCATTTCTGATTAAATTCTTCTTTTTCTTCCTCTGTACGTTCCTTGGGATGAAGAAATGCTTCTTTTTTCTCAGGTGACATATTTTTCTTTTCCTCTTCAGAAAAATGTATATACTCCAAGTCAGTCCGCAATAAGAAACATTCATGAGGAGATAATTCATTTTTCCTACGCTGTTGCTCATCCTCTGAAAGCAACAACCACTCTCGTGCTGTTAATGCCATTATTTCAATTCCTCCAAAAGTATGTAAAATCTTCCATCCTCTTTGATTTTGTTAATTACCTTAAATTTTGTCATGTATGGATAAAGCACTTCATTTTCCATATCATTTAGCCCTCTAAGGTCTTTCCCATTTTTCGCATTTTGGATATAAATCTGTACCTGTGCATCCTCATTATATACATCTCTTTTGGTCGTTGACAAGTATTGTTTTGGAATATACTCTTTTCCTACCTCAAATTCATCAAAGTATTTCTGTGCATCCTCTTCAAACAAAAATGTTACGGAACGATTTAAATTTCCTTTATAACTTGGTAGTTTTTCAAGTGCCGCATCCAGATTCTTGATCCATTCTCTTTCAATATCTGTCAATTCTGAATTGGCGTTTCTTCGCAACTTATCATTGAGTGAATATGAATCCGGACTTATATATCGTACAACTGCTGCCTTTTCATTTAACGTAAGTCTGCTTTTCTGTTCTTCCAGCCACTTATCAAATGCCGATCTATCCATGTAAGCACTTGTAGAGCATCGGCAATGCGGATGCATCGGCGGTGCATTATCTCCCGGCATCATATCTTTTACCAGAAAATGTTTCTGATCCAGCGCACGGCAGGCACCGCAGGCAGTTCCAAGTGCATGAAACTGATATTCTTCATAATCATTTCTTTCAAACGACAGCTTTTGTGCTTCCGTCTGCACTCTGGCTAACTCCGTGATCATTAATCTTTCTGCATTGTATTGACTGACACCAAACCGTTTTTTCAAATGGGTAGCAAGTTTCCTTGGATGCTGACCTCTGATCAATCCTGTCTGCAACAAGTTCGCCAATTCTGCTTTCAACATGTCCTGATGCATCCAGACACGGTCCGAAAATGTAACATTCTGAAATGATGCATTTACAAGCGCATCTGCTGCTTTTGCATTATCCTGAATCGTTACTCCAAGTATTCCAGCCTGCCGCTGAAACTCATCCATTGCCCGCTTTGTAAGCGTTTCATCAAAAAACTGCTGAAGTTCATCAAATCCAGATACCATTTCCAGACCAATGTTTGCTTTCAGCAGTTCCAAACGGTTTATTTTCATTGTAGCATTGTACAGGCGCATCTCCTCATTTGCCTGCTTGGAAAAATCTTTCTCTTTCACATACTTTGCAGCTTTTCGTGCATATTCTTCAATATCAAGCTGAGACACTTTCTTTTTTGCTTCTGCCAGAGTAATTCCCTCTTTTCTGGCATACTTCACATAAAAGCCGTTGATTTCTTTCGTAATCTCATCCTGCATGTTCCGGAAGATTTCCTGAATACGTTTCTGATATTCCTTTTCCTCAGTAATGTTATGCTTTCGCTGAGCCGCTTCCCTCTTTTTCCAGTACTCCTGTGATGTCACCTGCTGCACCTCCGAACAATCCTCTCATAACAGCATCATCCTGATTCTTTTTCTGTTCTTCCTCAAGCTTATCTATCTCCGCCTGCACATTATCCACAATAGACAATGTACCAAGCTGAGTTTCCTGTGATACAATTCCATCCAGATTACCGGCAATCTCCGTCTCTTCCAACACATTCGCCGGAATATTCGGTGTGAATTTGTAATGTAACTTCACCCAGTCTTCATTTTTCATACCGGAAACTGGATTTGAAAAGATCAGACGATAGCGTCGGTTCATTCCAGAAGTAAACTTTCGCTCTTTTGTCTTTTCAAGATTGTGCATCGCCTGTAACTTGTATTTCATGGCAATTCCGGAACTTGTCCCAAAATTTTCATCTGAAATATTGGCAACCATGCTGATATGAAAAATCAGTTTTTCCAGTCGATCAATCAGATGCTCCTGTGTCGTATCACCATCTGGCTTCTGCAAAAAATCCACATTCAACTTGTCAGCCTCTCCATCAAAATTGATGATCCTGTCATCGCGGATAGACTTTACATCATCCTTATCAAGATACGCTCCCAGAACTTTCAAATAGGCATCCGCAAAATAATCCACATCATTGGCTTTCTCACTGATTGCCTTATTGTATGCATTGATCATGGTCAGTACTGGTTCGAAGATTCCTATCCGCTCCCGGTTTTCCACATACTCTGTCGCCGGCACTCCCTCAAACCCATGCTTCTTTTCATCCTCATCCCACACAAGTTTTCCTTTTATGGTAAACCATCGTACATTCTCATCATCTGATAGACTTCCATGCAATACCTGATCATCATCGATATACAGTCTCACGAAATACCGTTCGCGCTGCAATACCGAATCATCATAGATCATAAATCCATCCATGGGTGAGAGATATGTAATTCCAACGTTTCCGATTGGATCCACATAATACATTTCATATCCATTTCCAAATATGCTGCATAATTTTGACAATTCCGCGTTGTTATCATCCTGATCATTGTACTGGTCAAGAAATTCCACATATTTTTTTATATCTTCTGCTTCTCCATCTACTGAAATCTTGATAGGATTTCCTAGGAAGAATCCGTTCATCGTATCGACAATGTATTTTGCAAAATTGACAGCAATTCGGTTGTCCGGCTTCCACGCAGGTTTTTCCTTTTCGTGAAAAATCGGATAATCTGTCATATATGCATCCCAAAGCTTCTGCAACCGGAATGCGCATTCTGCATCGTGTTTTCGGATAAATTCCATCAATTTATCATCTGTCAGCGTTTTTTCTGCTGCCAATCTATATATCACGCTATATGCCTCCTTTTACCTTTCGATTCAACCGTGGACGTTCGCCCAGAATTGTATATACAAAATATCTCACTGCATCCATGGCATGATCATACTGTTTCACCGGCTTGTCCTCACCGTGTTCTGCTGCCTTTGCATCCCAAATATAAGAAGCAAATTCTTTGATCGTGTCCTGACAAATGTTTGAAAATACTATTTTCAGCAAGTTCAGTTTTGTTGCTACCAGACGGATACCATCTGCCACATCATTCTTGGCTTTTATTACCCTGTAGCCGCGTTTTGTTAATTCAGCAATAAATGATGCTGCTGCCGGATCTACGATCACAGCATTGATATCTGTCCCAGACAGCCAGCTTTCCAGATCATCTGCGTATTCTGCATCGGTCTTCTGCTGACCTTCTTCACGTCCGGAATAGTAATATTCCCGTGTGCAGTACCAGATGCCATCTGTTCCCTGATTCCAAAGCAAAAACACCGTTGCATTTTGGGTACCGTAATCACAGCTGACA